CTCGATGGCGGCCAGCGGCCGCCCCTCGCCGTAGGGCACGTGCACGAGCACGGACCTGGCGATGTCACACGCAGCCAGGATGATGGGCAGCTTCAGCTCCGGGAACCGGCCGGCGAGCCAGAGCATGTCCTGCGGCCGCTCACAGGCGGCCCAGAGGGCCGCCGGGTCGCCGGGCTCGCTCGCCAACCAGCTCATCGTCGCCGAGCAGGCCTGCTTGCCGGTGAGGAACACCAACAGCTGCTCCCGGGTTAGGCCGCTCGGGCCTACGGGTTTTACTGTCTCAGTGGTCATCGGTGTTTCTCCTCTCGTGCTGCGATTGTACACCTACGCGCCAGCGGTTGTCAGGGCCTGGGGTCCTTGAGCTGGAGCACCCAGCGGTGCCGGGGCCAGAACGTGGGTATCCAGCCGGCGAACCACCCCGTGAGGGGCGTCACGGGGAAGAACAGGGAGAACCCGTCGGGCCAGAGGAGGAAGGGCAGCCGACCATCCGGGGAGAGCTGCGGCTGGTAGTTGTACTCCCCGCAGAGGCGGAGGAACAGCCACTGCAACACCAGAAAGTTCAGCCACCCGACCCAGGACTCGGGCGCCCACTGCGGCCACCATCGGGGGTAGTTCATGGGTCAACCCCTGTCATCAGCAGGATTCGAGCCATTGTCCTCGCGCCCGTACTCGGCAGCCGCCCGGGCCTCGAGCAGCTCCATGTCCCGGTTCCGGTTGAAGACCACGGTGCCACCGAGCGTCCCCAGGAGCGAAGCAATCGAGAGGGCGTTCCGCAGCGCCTCCAGCACCGCCGGTGTGCTGTCGAGGATGCCCCCCTGGAAGGCGTCGACGTGCTTCTGCTCCAGGCAGTCGTAGACCAGGGGGTGGAACACCAGCGTCTGGAGCCCGCCCTGGTCGTTGCCCTCCACCTGGGGCTCGCGGATGGACTTGAGGATGGGTGCCTCGATGGCCAGGGCCTCGTCGGTGTCGACGCACCCGGAGTTCTGCAGGAGCTTCTCGAAGGGCATGCGCAACGCGGGGATGAGCGTCCCCTCAAGGATGGGGTCGGCGAGGTCCCGCAGCTCCTCGCAGACCTTCAGCAGCGTCCAGCACCCGCCGGGGAGGCAGCCGTGCTTGATGGTCCCACGGACGGCGCAGACGCTGTCCTCGGCGCGGTCGCGCTTCTCCTTCAGCTCGCCGTTGCTGGCGCCGACGACCTTCAGCCGGGCTATGCCCCCGGTGAGCTTCGCCAGGCGTTCCTGCACCAGCTGGGCCGTGAACTGCGACGGGGCGCCGCGCATCTGCTCCACCACCGCGGCCTCGCGCTGGAGCACGCGCTCCTCCCGGGCGGCGAGCATCTCCTGGACCTCCTGGGGGTCGTCCACCCCGGACTCGCGCATGATGACGTTCGAGCGCCAGCGCCCGACCTCCAGGGTCCTGACCCCGCGGCCGATGTGCAGGAGCTGCGCCTGCTCCAGGGGCACGCCCGTCTGGTCGAGGATGGTCGCGCCCGTCAGCGCCTGCAGGTCCTCGAGGAACTGCAGCTGCGCCCCGGGCTCGGCCGTGCGGGGTGCCGCCAGGGGGAAGGCCTTCATGGTCGCCGCGTCCCGGAAGTTCACCGCCAGGCCCGTCAGGGCGTCGTCGCTGAACTCCGTGGCGACGATGAGCAACGCCGGGAACTTGTCGAGGCTCGCGTCCGCGCCGCGCTGGAACTCGTTGGCGACCTTCTGCATGATGTGCACCAGGGACGCGAAGCTCGAGACGCGTCCGTGGTAGAGGAGCACCCCGGGGTTGTCCATGACGCAGCGCTGTGACCCCGGGTCGTTGATGAAGTCCGGGGCGAAGCGCAGGCAGCAGTCCTCCAGGCCCAGGCCCACGGGAAAGCCGTTGATGTGCTCGACCTCGTAGTGGCTGTTGCCGCTGCTCTCGGCGATTGTCACGTTTCCGCTGTCGCCCACGAGGTCGAAGCACTCCATGACCGCCTTGGCGAGGTCCGCGTCCCCGTTGGCGCTCACCCGGGCCACGGCCTCCAGGAGCGCGCGCCCCCGGGGGCTCTCCAGGTCGGCCTTCACCGCCAGGGACTTGACCAGGGGCTCGATGGTCTGCCGGAACGTCCGCTCCAGGAGCCGGACCACGCGCTGGGGGCTGACCTTGGGGTTGGCCCGGCAGTAGCTCTGCAGGCGCTCGACGATGGCGTACGCCAAGACCGTCGCCGTGGTGGTGCCGTCGCCGGCCTCCGAGGCGGTGCGAATGGCCGCGTCCCGAGAAGCCTCGAGGATGCTGTGCTGCACCGGGTCCTGGTAACCCAGTGACCTCATTACGGTAACTCCGTCCTTGGTGACCATCGCCGGGAGGTTCCACTCCTGGCGCTCGATGAGCACCGGACACCCGCCGGGGCCGAGGGTGGCGCCCACGATGTCCGCGATGTTCCGCATGGTCTTGAGGACCAGCGCCTCGAGGGGAGCGCCCTTGACCTCGATGCGCTTCGCCGCCGACTGGGCTTTCGCCGTTTGAAAGGCCATGTAGTTACGCCTCCTTGGACCTGGGGATGAGCTTGAGGACACCACGACGGAACCCGTGGCGACCGGCCACGGGCAGGCCCAGCGCCGGCGAGAAGGGCACGCGCTCCAGCTCCCCCGAGGCCTGGAGGTCGTGCACGTAGTTCAGCACCACCCGGCGGGCGTGGACGGTCTCCCCAAGGGAGGTCTCCAGGTGCTCGAGGATGTCCCCGGTGGTGGCGATGCAGATGCCATCCCCCCGGGCACGGCTGCGCAGGAAGTCCAGGACCCCCTGGACACGAGTGGCCCGAAAGGCCTTGGGGTGGAAGCTCTTCATGGTCGTAGCCCCTACTGTAGCACAACCCCGGAGCCAGAGTGTGGAATACCGGGTGTTGCCTCGCCAGGCACTGCTGCACGTCACGCGCAACACCCGTCAGAAACGCGTATCCAAACTCCTGACAAGTGCTTTCAGGGACTTGCACCAAGCCTCAAGGGCTTGAGGACGGTGGGCAAGCACACCGTAGTGAACACAAGGGGTTAGAGCGCACAGTGAGGAATGCCATGGACTTAGGTCAAAAGTGACGAAACCAATCGTGCGCATTACCCACTTTTGGGTCGATTTTGTGCGCATTACCGACTTTCCCCAGTGTTCTCGCCCAGAAAGGCCACTTAGAGGTCGGAGCTGGTTTGGCGCTACTAAGGACCGCGCGTGAGTACCCACGTGAGGGCCCACGTGAAGTAGTGAGGATGCTCGCGTGAATGTCCTCTTAAATTTAGATTAACTAGATAGTATCTGTATTTAGTATGGATTAAGAAGAAATAGAGCTATTATATAAGGCTTACTTTTGTATAGCTAGGTCTGGGTTCTAGGGCGATGTCACGACCTGGGGTGAAAGTCAGGCCGAAGGCAAGAACTCGAACATTCTCCGAGGGTCTGTGCTACAGTAGGGGCATGGAGGTGCACTAGACCATGCTCGTTTCCTTTGTCGGCAGCCCCTGCTCGGGGAAGACCACGACGTCGGCGATGCTCTTCGCCAAGCTCAAGGCCGGTGGCGTACCCGTGGAGAACGTCCAGGAGTACGCACGCTTGTACATCGCCAAGAAGCGCTTGGCCTACCGAGCCAAGGGCGAGGTCTTCACCAGCGAGCACCTGCAGGACGATGACCAGTGGAACATCATGAGAACACAAGCGGAATGGGAGTTGTCCCTGGACGTGAGCCTGGAGGACCTGCCAGGGTCCTTGGTGGTGTCCGACAGTTCGGCCCTGAACTCCCTGCTGTACATGAGCGCCGGCAAGCGTGAGGCTCACGAGGTCAAGTTCCTGGCGAAGAAGCTCCGCGCCCGGACGGCACTGATTTTCTACTGTCGGCCCGTGGACGTCTCCTCGGCTGCGGTCAAGGAGAAGGACCCCAATCGTGTCCACTCCCGGGCCCAGGCCGAGGACCTGGACACGCAGTGGCCGGACCTCCTGAAGGCCTGGGGCTTGGGGAGCTACGTCCTCCTCGAGGGGAGTCCGGAGGCGCGGCTGGCCCGGGCCTACCAGAACGTCAACACCCGCTTGTCCATGATGGTCACCCAGGCTGTCAAGGCCGAGCAGGCCTCTCCGTCCCCCACGTCGCCCCCGCAGGTCTAGCCCTTGTCGCTCCGGCTCCAGACCCCGGTGGTTCTGCGCATCGCCGGCCACCCCCGGGAGGCCTTGGAGCCGCTGCTCACGTACCGGGACAAGAGCGTGGACTTCGAGCTGCAGCGCCTGCGGAACAGCGTCTACCTGCGGGACAAGCTCGGCCCCCAGGGCTACGCCGAGCGTGTCGAGGAGCTGAAGGCCCAGAGGAAGCCCTGCCTGCTCTTCGAGGACGCCGAGGGCCTGTGGACGTACTCGGGGTTCGCGGCCATGCTCGAGCAGAAGCTGGGCGAGCCCAAGGCCCTCAGGGAGTTCCCGCTGCCCGCCCCGCGGCCCCTGGCCCTCCATGGGCCCCTGGCAGCCCGGGACCCGCGCCCGTACCAGCTGGAGGGCAACCAGGCGCTCCTGGGGGCAGTCCATGGGGCCGTTGAGGAGGGGACCGGGCTCGGCAAGTCCTTCCAGGCGCTGTTGCTGGTCGCCCACCACGGGCTGAAGACCGTCGTCATGGCCCCGAGCAAGAACATCGCGGAGCAGCTCCACGAGGACTTCGTGTCCGCCTTCGGCAAGGGCAAGGTGGGGCTCTTCGGCGACGGCAAGCACGAGTACGGGAAGCTCATCACCGTGGCCATCGCGGCTTCGCTGACGCGCTTGGAGCCCGGGAGCCCGGCCTGGGAGGTCCTGTCCACGGCCCAGGTGTTCATCGCCGACGAGAGCCACCTCACGCCCGCGAAGACGCTGCAGAAGGTCTGCTTCGGGCTCCTCGCCGGCGCTCCCTACCGGTACTTCTTCTCGGGGACGCAGTTGCGTGGCGACGGCGCCGACCTCCTGCTCCAAGGCATCACCGGCAAGGTCGTCTTCGGCATGAGCGTTCGTCAAGGCGTGGACCAGGGGTGGTTGGCGCGGCCGTTCTTCCGCATGGTCCAGGTCGGCAGCGACAAGAAGTACTACAACCGCGACGCCGAGCGCATGACGAGGGTCCATCTCTACTACAACCAGGACGTCATCCGTGCCGCGGCCGCGCTCGCGAACAAGAGCGTGTCCTTCCTCGGGCACCAGGTCCTGATTCTCGTCCAGGAGCTGGAGCAGTTCCAGGTCCTGCTGCCCTGGCTCAAGCACTCCGTGAGGTTCGCCCACGGCCCGGTGGCCAAGGCCGACCTCAAGTACGTGCCTGAGGCGTACCAGAAGTGTGACGTCAAGGCCCTGGTGAAGGCCTTCAACGCCCGGGAGTTCCCCATCCTCGTGGGCACGTCCTGCATCTCCACGGGCACGGACATCCAGTCCGCGGAGCACGTGATTTGGTTGCGGGGCGGGAAGTCCGAGGTCGAACTCCGTCAGGGCGTGGGCCGGGGCACGAGGAAGGTCGACGCCAAGCGCTTCTTCAACTTCAGTGACTTCTGCGTCCGCGTGGCCGCCCTGCAGGAACCCACGTGCGTGGAGAAACACGCCTTCGCCCGCGCCGAGATTCTCCAGGGCATCTACCCGAATTCCTTCAAGGAGGTTCCCCGTGGGAGCTGCTAAGGCTGCCGGTGGGAACTTCGGCGTGGACATGGAGGGCTTCCAGCTCTTCCTGACGAACCTCGCGCGCGCCAAGGCCGAGTACCCGGACCCGCCGACGCCCCTGGAGCAGTACCTGAAGCAGAAGCGGCAGATGCAGACCCTGGTGGCCCTGGAGGGGGAGTTCCGGCGCGCGCTCTGCGCCCACTCGAGGGGCACGTGGGTGTACCAACGCTTCGTCAAGTACATCTGCGAGGAGCGGAGGAACATCCTCGACGCCCGGCCGTACTTCCGCCACCGCCAGGAGTTTTTCACCGAGGAAATTTCCCGGGCGCTGAAGAAGCGCAACGACAAGGCGCTGCAGCGCTTCCACGTGAATTTCCAGTTCATCCGCTTCGTCATGCGCCTGCGGGCGTGGAAGCATGGCTCCCCCATCTCGCGCATCTACCGCAAAATTGACGCACTTCGCGCCGAGCTGGTGGAGACGAACATGCCGCTGGCGCTCAACCGCGCGCGCATCTTCGGCAAGTCCACGCCGCCCTCGCACCTGGCGCACATGGACCTGGTGCAAATTGCCGCCGAGGGGCTGACGACGGCCGTGGACAAGTACTGCCTGCCGTTCAGCGCCAGCTTCCGGGACGTCATCATCGGGCGAATCGTCGGGAACCTCATCGAGGCCTACAGCGAGACCCTCATCCACTTCTACCCCACGGACAAGCGGAAGCTCTATCTGGCGTTGAAGTTCGCGTGCAAGCACGTCGGCGGCGTGGACTTCGAGCGCCTGGCCAAGCAGGTCAACGAGTGGGTCCGGGGCGCGTACAGCACCACGGCGCCGGAGCTGGCGGACCTCATGGCCGCTGCGTCCTGCGTCAGCGCCGACACGGGGACCGTCATGGGCAACGATGGTGGCGGGGACGGCGCGCTCGCGGCCTCGGTGCCGAAACTCATCGACCGCTTCGCCGCCCCGGACGACACCCGGCCGGATGTCCGCGTCGAGGCCCGACAGGCGCTAACGGTCATGCAGGGGGTCATCCACCGTGAGGGCGTGCTCACCCTCAGGGAGCAGAAGCTCCTGCGCCTCAGGGGGGTTGCTTTTCTCTCCGAAGCTGTGCTATAGTCTCGAATACCAGGAGGAGCACCCATGATTCTCAAGTTCAAGGTCGTGTCGATTTCTCTGCAGGATGGCTGTGGCAAGCCCATGGATGGTCCTCCGCTTTACTCCGTATGCCTTGGCCGGGCCGTGGATGGGAAGACGTGCGCCCCCTACGGCACCCGACTGGTAATCGAGCTGAAGCCTGGAGACGAGGCCGAGTACCGGCTCGGGGACATCATCGAGTTCATGTCCATTGCTCCTGGGTGCTCGTCCGGGGGGCCGGACTACGAGTTCGTCGACGAAGGCACAGAGAAGTAGGCCATGGCCATCAAGAACCCCTACGAGCGCCCGGGCATCATGGGCACCCACTACGAGGGCTGCGGGCGCGCGCACAGCGCCTGCGCCTTCGAGGAGGGTGTGGCGGCTGTGCTGCACCGCCTCGAGGAGATGGTGGAGACCGCCGGGGAGGTCACCTTCACTCGGCGCGCCGAGACCCCTCGGAAGCGGAAGTGGAGGGTGGAGCTGGACCTGGGGCTGGGGCAGCTGTCGGGCTTGACCGCCAAGGACTTTCGGGCGCTCTTCGAGTGTGCCTGCGCGGTCGCCGCCGTGCAGAAGCTCGACACCAACGAGGAAGAGGAGTAGCTCATGGAAGCCAATCCCCAGTCGGGGCAGATTGCCGTCGAGCCCTTCGTGTCCACGACCATGGAGAAGCACGTCGTCCTGGGCGTGGCCATCATCGACCAGCGCCAGTACATGGCGGCCCTGAAGGTCGTCTTCGGGAACAAGGACTTCTGCGCCGGGGACACCGTGTACTTCGAGGGGGGGCAGTGCGCCTCCCCCTGGGCGAAGCGCGTCTACGAGTTGCGGGGCCAGAAGTTCGTGCTCGCGCCGACGAACCTCGTCATCCTCGTGGACCGTGCTCCCGTTGGCGCACCGCCGGTGCTGCCGCCCGCAGGGCCTCCCGGAGACATCGCCTGATGTCGACGCGATGCCTGTACATCGGAGACCCGCACGTCTGTCCTACCGAGCTGGACGATGCGGATGCGCTGATGCGCTGCGTCTCCGACGCTGTCGTCGCCCATCGGCCGGACCGTGTCGTCTTTCTCGGCGACGAATTTCACACCCATGCCATTGTGCACCTGGAGGTCATGCACTGGTGGGTGGTCAACCTCCTGTCCCTCGGGGTCAGGGTTCCCACGTGGGTACTCGTGGGCAACCACGACAAGTGTGGCAACGGCCGCTCGGACATCCACGCCCTGGAGCCGATGAAGCACATCCCCGGGGTGACGGTCGTCGAGGCCCCCGTGGAGTTCCTCCCCGGGGTGCTCGTGCTCCCGCACATGGACACCTGGGAGGGCTTCCGAACGGCCTGCGAGCAGAACCCCGTGCCGGTGGCGGTGTGCCACAACACCTTCAAGGGCACGACGCTGGAGAACGGGTTCTACGCCCCCGATGGGTTCGACGTCACCACGCTTCCCCAGGAGATGTTCCTCAGCGGGCACATCCACACCCCCCAGGAGTTCGGCAAGGTCTGGTATCTCGGGGCTCCTCGTTGGAGAATAGCCACTGACGCCAACGTCGACCGAGCGCTCTGGCTGGTGACGCATGGGGACGACGGCCGCGTGGTCGCCCGGACGCCGTTGGACACCGGCACCTACTGCCGGCGCATCATCAACGCCGACGAGGTCGAGGGAGGGCAGCTCGACCCCGAGGGGTACGACACCAAGAAGGACGACGTGCGGCTGACCATCACCGGCTCGGAGGCCTTCCTCAAGGCCTCGGTGCCCGTGCGCACCGCCCAGGGGTTCCGCGTCCGTACCGTGAAGGTCGGCGCCGGGGCAGTGGCTCGGGTCCGCGAGAGCGAGGGCATCCCCCAGGCGTTCCGGAAGTTCGCCGGCGCCTACGAGTGCAAGCGCGGTACCCCCAGGGACGTGCTCCTGCGTCTCGCCGCGGAGAGGTTGGCCACCGGTGGGTAACGCGACCATGGTGGCCCTCCTGGAGGCCAGGCAGGCGACACGCCTCACGGGGACGCTGGACACGCTCCAGGAGCGCCAGCTCGTCATGTGGGGCCGCGTGGCCTTCGAGGCGGGCTTCGGCCTGGCCTGGGACGGCGCCACGCGGACCGTGGAGTACGACCTCGAGCCGAACTGCGTCTACACGGGGCAGCGCTGCTCCGCCGTGGAGGCATCCATTAAGGACCTCCTGGGCCGGGAGTGGCTGGTCACGGTCAAGCTCCGGGACGTCAAGGTCTTCGTGGGTACCCGTGAGGACATCCTCCGGCCTGACCCCAATGACGCGCAGAAGCTCATCAAGCGCCCGTTCCAGCCCCCGGTGCCTGGCGCCGAGGCGTTGGTCCCGCCCCGGCGGGAGGTCAAGCCCGGTGGGTGACGAGGTCCAGCCTGGAGCGGCCGCGCCCCTGGTGGTGGTCCCCGCCAGGCCCGAGCCTACGCCCGAGGAGCAGCTCGAGGCGGAGGTCCTCACGGAGTTCGAGCGCCAGACCCTGGGCATCTACCGCCAGGACGGGCGGCCGCACTACCCCGTTGGCCCGGCGCTGCAGGCACAGCTCTTCGAGCTGTTCCTCCTGGGCACGGGCTGCGAGGAAATCACGAAGCTCAACCCCGGGTTGGGCCTGGCGCAGGTCCTCGAGGCCCGGCTGGCCTACCGGTGGGACGACACCAAGGCCAGGTACCGGGACGACCTCATGGGCGCCGCCAAGGACCGCGCGACGCAGACGCTCCTCGAGGCCGCGGACTTCCTGCGGACCAACCTCTCGGTGGCCCACCGGAGCTTTGCCCGCAAGGCCAAGAAGTTCCTGCAGACGGCGAACCCCAAGGACCTGCCGAACTTCAGCACGGCCTCGAGGCTCAGCTGGAAGCAGTACCGGGAGTGCCTGGAGCTACTCTTGAAGCTCACGGGCATGGCCCCCCCGGAGAAGAAGACCGTCAAGCACGAGCACTCCCTGGTCCCGGCAGCGCCGGTCCCCGGGGGTGTGGTAGCCCCTGCCGGTGAGCCCCCGGGCTTGCCACAGGAGCTGCCGGCGTCCTTCACCCCGGGGGCGGCGGCCCTGGCCCTGGCGGCCATCGAGAAGGCCATGCAGGACCGGCAGGTCAAGCCCCCGCGGTAGAGCCCCGCCGGCCGGCAATCTCCCTGATGCCGAGGAGACCCGGCTACCGGAGCCCGAGATGAACGACGACAAGGCCGCGACCATCACCACCGAGGAGCTGGCGGACTTCATCTTCCGCCACAGGCTCGCGTGCCTGGCGAGCGGCGAGGGTGGGCTCGTGGACCCCGTGCCCATGGGCGCCCTGGAGAAGCTCTTCCTCGAGGAGTGGGCCCTGGATGCGGCTCGCCGCCACAAGAGCCGCGAGGCGTACCTGCTGGTCCAGGCGGACGCCCGGGACCGCCTGCAGGCGCTCGTCGCCAAGGTCTACGAGGAACACGCCCGCGAGGTCGTGCTGCAGGGCCTGGAGGTCCAGGCCGCCATGACCCCCAAGGTCAAGCCGCTCTGGAACTAGGCGCGGGGCAATCTACGGGGGGTGCCCCCCCCGACAATCGACGAGATTCTTCGCAAGGCCCTGTGGGCGCCCTGCGAATCCAAGGAGGCCCTCGGGCGGTGGGTGAAGCTCGTCCTCGGCGTTGACCTCCCCGATGGGCACGTGGACGCGAGCAGCACCTCCTCCCCGCTGGAGATGCTGTGGGAAATCTACAGCACGTGCCGGGCCAACGGCACGGAGGCCGACCGCTACATGGCCTACGCGGCCCGGACGGCGCTGAAGACCCTCACGGCGTCCATCTTCGAGGTCCTGTGCCTGGTGCACCTGGACCGGGACGTCGTCCACCTGGCGGCCATCGTGGACCAGAGCCAGAAGGCACAGGATTATTTCAACGCCTTCTTCAACAGGCCGATGCTCCGGGACTTCCGGACCTCGAAGACCACGACCTACCTGGAAATCACGAGGTACGTCCACGTCGTCACCGGGGAGGTCCTGTCGCCGCCGGCCTGGAAGGCCCTGCAGACGGACGTCGAGCGCCAGGACTACGACGTCCACGTGGGGTACATCGACATCACGGCCTGTACCATGCAGGGCACGAACTGCTGGGCTGACGGGTCGACGGTCAGGACCAAGGACCGGGGCTTGGTGGCCATCGAGGAGGTCCGGGTCGGGGAATCCGTGTTGGGCTGCGACCTCCACACCGGCGAAGACGAGTGGATGCCCGTGGGGGGCCTCACCTCCACCTCGGAGAAGTGCGCCCTAGGGCTGACCTTCGAGGACGGCGCCCGGCTCTTCCCCTCCGAGGACCATCCGATGTTCACAGACGTCGGGTGGCTTCGCGCTAGGGGCATGAAGTCCTACTTCAAGGTTGCCTGTCGTCCCGCCGAGGAGAGAGCGCCTCGGCACATGCTCCCCCCGGTGGAAATCCAGACCGAGCCAGAGGTAGTGAATCCAGCGTCTGTGCTTTTGGGTACGTGTTTGGGCGATGCCTCTCTTTCTTGGCCTAGGGGACGCACCGGTAAGCCCTACGGGCAAGGTCCACGACTGCACTTGCGGCACTCCGAGGACCAAGAGCACCTGCTTCGTGCCGTTGAGCGGGCCGTCAGGGCCTTTGGGCTGCGGTGCTCCACCGGGGTGTTGAATCGTGATTCTAGTGGGTACGAGACCGACCAGGAACACCTGTGGTTGTCTTCCTCCGTGTCCGAGCGGCTTGTCGACCTCTACCGGCTCCTGTACCCGAACGGGGTCAAGACCATTACCAAGGAGCTGCTGGAGCTTCTCGACGCAGAGGCTCTTGCGTATTGGATTATGGACGATGGCTGTGCCAGTCACTTGAACCCCGTTGTTGCCAAGGACCATCCGGTGACGCTGGCCACCTGCTGCTTCTCCCCGGGGGAGCACGAGTTGATGGTGGAGTTCTTCCGTTCGAAATGGGGGCTCGCCGCCAAGAGGGTCGTGCAGGGTCGCCACTCTTTGTTGGTATTCGACATGCGAAGCTCGAGAGCCATCGCTGACCTTGTGGCTCCCTTCATGCTCCCCTCGATGAAGTACAAGCTCCCTGTCCCCCAGTCGATGGCCGACAGCGAGTGCCTTTCCTGCGGAAGGACCACCTCGACCTGTGCCTCGGGATTCCCTCGGTGTGGTCACTGCGGCACCGGCGAGGTGAAGAGCCAGAGGTACCACGGAAAGCTCGTGAAGAAGCTAAGGGGTATGTGCACGGCGACCGTCGTGGGGATGGAGTTCTACGGTAAGGCTCGCCTGTGGGACCTTCACATTGACACCGACAAGCCCCATCATCGCAACTTCTGGGTCTACTGTGGGGCCCGGCGCTTCCTGGCCCACAACAGCAAGCACGCGGCCGTGCTCGTCGTCGACGAAGTGGATGTAATCGAAGGGGAAAAGGTACGGGCGTACGAGCAAGCAAAAGCAATTCCCGACGCCCAGCGTGGGAAGAATCCCTTCGTGTTGTACATCAGCACGAGGAAGACGAACTTCGGCAAGGTCCAGGCGGAAATCGACGCCGCGGAGACCACGGGCCTAGTGGTCCGGCACTGGAACATCATCGACGTCACGGAGCCCTGCCCGGCGAGCCGTCACGAGCCCGGGAAGCCCCACGTGGTGCTGTACCGCAGCGAGAAGACGCTGAGGGTTCTCACGGAGCCGGACTACGCGGCCCTGGACGAGAACCGCAGGAAGGACTTCGAGCCCCGGGAGGCCTTCTGGGGGTGCCAGCACAACTGCAAGCTCTTCGGCCCCTGCGAGGGCCGTCTGGCCATCGTCCGCACGGACCGCAAGGCGACGACGATGAAGCGCCTGGGCAACGTGACGTCGATGCTCCGGGCCATGAGCACGGAGATGGTCATCGCGGAGCTGCTGTGCCGGAAGCCGGGCACGGAGGGCCTCATCTACCCGAGCCTGGACCCGGACGTGCACCTGCTCACGGCGGCGCGCATGGCCGAGGTCATCCTCGGGGAGCACGTCGCCGAGCCCTTCTACCAGGAGCAGCTCGTGGAGCTGATGCTCGCCCGGGACTTCCGGCCCGTGGCCGGCATCGACTTCGGGTACAGCCACAACTTCTCCCTGGTCCTGGGGTTCACCGACGGGAACCGGCTGTTCGTCGTCGACGCCTACAGCCAGCCGGAGCTGATGCCCGACAAGCAGGTCGCGGCGGCTCTGCGGTACCTCCAGCCCCTGCAGAAGGAGGGGCTCAACCCCAGGTTCTCGGCGCGCATCTACCCCGACACGGCCAACCCGCAGATGATTAAGGTCCTCATCGAGGCGGGGCTGCACTGCGTCCGCTGGCAGAAGACCCCTGGGTCGGTGCTCGCCGGCATCGAGGCCATGCGCGTCTCCCTGGGGACCCTCGTGGGCCAGCCGCAGCTGCTCTTCCTCCGGGGCAACGAGCGCGTGGAGTTCTTCTTCCAGCGCCTGTCCCAGTACAACTGGAAACGCGAGGCCGACGGCCGGCCCTCGGACGTCCCCAATGACGTCAACGACGACGAGTGTGACGCCACGCGTTATATGGTACAGAACGTTCTCGGGAAGTACTCGCACCTCGTCGTCGCCCCGGACGCCGGCGTGGACGTCGACCCCCATGGGGCGGCGGTGAACATCCACCGGCAGCTCGTGGGCATGCCCGGGCGTCCGTCCCCGTCGGGCCTGGCGGCCGTCAGCCCGGAGGTCGCGGCGCAGCTGCACTGGAACCAAATTGCGGGCCAGGTGGGTCTGCCCCAGGTCAACCCCGGGGAGACCCGGGCCGCCGTCAAGGGCTCCCTCGGGGACACCAGCCACGGGCGCCGTGGCACGTTTTCGTACGACATCTAAGCCGGCAATCTAGGCTCCGAAGAGGAGAACCGCCTCCATGCCCTCCATGAACCTCCACATCGGCATCCTCGGCTACGAGGACAGCCCGCAGACGTCGGCACCGAAGCTCGTCGACGTGGACTGGCGCCGGGACCTCCGGGGCCTCGCCCTGACGACGTCCTCGGGCCGAATCCCCCTGGCGCCCGTGGACCCCGGCGCTGCGGTGACGGTCTTCTCGGGGACGCGAGCGCTGGGCGTCGACGGCACCACGACCTTCACGGTGTCGCAGTCCAAGCTGTCCCCGAGCCAGTACTTCCTGACGTGGACCGGCGGCACCGCCCCGGGGTTTCGCACCGACCGCGGGCTGACGCTCAGCGGCTCCACGCTGGCCGTCACGCCCCAGGGCAATGGGTCCGTGCTCTTTGCCGTCACCGCCGGTGGGGGCGTCTTCACGGGCCTCGTCGCCGGGGACAACGTCTTCCTCCCGGGGCTGAGCACAGGCGCGCCCGCGGGGCCGTTCAGCCCCGGCAACGAGGGCCTGTGGGTGGTGCTGTCCCTGACGGATGCCTCGGATGTCGTGCTCGTGCGTCCTCCGGGTAGCTCCTCGGGGTCCGCGGCCCAGACGGGCGTGGTCGTGACGGACAACGCCCAGTTCCAGGGCTTCTCCGCCGACGGGGTCCAGGCCGGGGACGAGGCGGACATCAGCGCCGGCGTTGGCTCGCCGTCGCCGCTCCTCTCCACCTTCGACGTCCTCGCGGCCACGGCGCAGCAGCTGACGCTGGTGTCGACGAACCCCCTGCCGATGGTCACGGGGTTCACCCCCACGGCCGCGGGGCTCTCGTGCTACTCCCAGGGCTACGACTTCCTGTACCTGGAGGCCGACCAGGAGTGCGCCGTCCGGACCAATGGTGACGCCGGGTCGACGCAGCGCCTCGGCCCGTGGAGCCCCGGCACCCCGGGCTCGTACCTGAAGACCGGGCCGACGTGGTCGCTCGTGGTCGTGAACCGGAGCATCAACCCCCTGAACCTCCTCGTCATCGTCGCCGGCCTGTAAGGACCTCGCCCATGGCCTCCAGGCTTGACCCCATAGCCAGCTTGACCCCGTTTGCGAAGTCCTGCATCGAGGCCCTGGTGGGCCCCCAGGGCGGTAGCGGCTCCCTCACTCAGGCTGCGCCCGCCGCCCGCCCCGCGCACCAGATTCGCGTGCAGTTCGCCGACCCCGCGGGCATGGAGGCCTTGTCGGAGATGCAGAAGTCCGAGGGTCCGCCTTCGCTGACGAAGTCCCTCCTCAACGTCCTCAACCGCGGCACCGGGGACACCATCGAGAGGTTGGCCTTCGAGGTCGACCCTCAGCAGGTCAACCAGTACCAGAGCCTCTACCGGGCCAAGCTCAGGCTCATCCCCGACAACCTGCTGAAGCGCATCGCCATCCAGGACGACCTCGTGGCGGCCATCCTCAATGCGCGCCAGCGGCAGATGCAGAGCTTCGGCATGCCCCCCAAGGACCGCTTCTCCAAGGGGTTCACCATCGAGCCCAAGCCCGGGGTCATGGACGAGCTGGACGGCGAGAAGAAGCGCGAGCTGCAGCGCCGCATCGACGACGTCACGCAGAGGCTCATCACCTGTGGGTCGACCTCGAAGTGGGGTGACCACGACCGGATGACCCTCAGCACGTACCTGAACATCAGCACCCGCAACGGGCTCTGCGTGGGCCGGCTGGCCACGGAGGTCATCTACGTCGACGACGCCGACACGGGCAAGCGGAAGTTCCACAGCTTCCGGCCCATCGACGCCGGGACCATCTACCGCGCCAGCCCCCAGCAGGAAGCCGCCGAACAGGTCCGCCAGGCGGCACGGCTCCAGCTCGAGCAGCTGAAGAACCACAAAATCCTCGCCGAGAAGTTCGACGTCAGTCGCCTGGAGAAGAACGAGTACACCTGGATTCAGGTCATCGACGGCCAGCCCCGGCAGGCGTTCACCGCCGAGGAGTGCCTGGTCCACAGCTTCTACCCCTGCAGCGACGTAGAGCTGGAGGGGTACCCGCTGACGCCCCTGGACACGGTAATAGAAGCAGTCACTACACACATCAACATTACAACGCACAATAAGATGTATTTTCAAAGTGGGCGTGCTTCCAGGGGAATGTTGGTCATCAAGGCCGAGGGGGGTGTCGACGAGACGGTCATCGCCCGCGTGCGCCAGCAGTTCAACGCGAGCATCAACAGCGTGAACAACAGCTGGCGCATGCCCGTCTTTGGCGTCGGCGCCGATGAGGACGTCACCTGGTCGCCCATCGACAGCGGTGGCCGGGACATGGAGTTCCAGTACCTCAGCGACAACACCGTGCGCGTGGTCCTCTCGGCGTTCCAGATGTCCCCGGAGGAGTTGCCTGGCTACGCTCACCTCTCCCGAGGCACGAACAACCAGGCACTGAGTGAATCGAACAATGAATACAAGCTTGAAGCAGCTCGAGATGTTGGTATCAGGCCGCTGCTCCAGGAGTTCGAGAACTTCTTCAACACGTGCATCTTCCCCCTCTTCGACGAGAACCTCGCGAAGTGCTGCCGGCTGCAGTTCGTCGGCCTGGACGCCGAGACCGCGGAGAAGGAGAGCGTGCGCATTGGCACGGACCTTCCGATTCACGGGACCATGGATTGGATTCTCGACCAGGTCGAGAAGAAGCCCTTGGGCAAGCCCTGGGGCGGGGAGTTCCCGCTTAACCCCCAGTGGCAAGCCGTCGTGGACAAGTACATCCCCGTTGGCGCTGTCATGGAGCACTTCTTCGGCATGGAGGGTGCGGCTACACGGCCCGACCTTCAGTACCCGCGTGACCCGTTTTGGTTCCAATATCAACAGCTTCTGGTGCAGACGCAGATGATGCAGCAGCAGGCTGCCGCCGGCGGTGGTGGTGGACCCCCAGGCGGGGGAGATGCAGGCGGTGGAGGTCCTCCTCCGGATGGTGGCGGTGGTGGTGGCGGTGGCGGTGGTGGCGGTGACCCCAAGGCTTCCGGCGATGGGGGCAACACAGCTCCCCCTACGGAGAAGCAGGCCACGAGTGCCTCCGAGGCCGAGGGCAAGGCCTCTGTGAGCGCTGGCGGGTCCTCTGCGGCTACGCAGGCTGCCGGCGGGGGCAGCAAGCCTGGGTCGGCTTCGAAGGTCCCCACAGGTCCCCTGACGACGGCCGTGGGCCAGCTCCTGGACACCATGGGCCAAGGGCAGGGCCTGGGCAAGTCCGAGAAGCAGCTCAGCCCCGAGCATAAGCGTCTCCTTGCCCAGCAAAAGCTGACAGTTGCCAAGGCCTTGGAGGGCTTCGAGGCTGACGGCGAGCGCTTCCTCAAGGATGTCCTGGCGCTGACGGGCGCTCATCAGGCATCATAAATACTTGTGCTATAGTAAGGGGTTATGGACGTCTCCGTCGTCACCACCGAGGCCAAGGTCAAGGATGCCCTGCGGGGCTGTGGCTACGAGTTCGTCTCCGGTGAGCTTCGAAGCCGAAAATCGGTCTTCACGTACAAGTGCCCGAAGGGACATTCTGCCAAGTCATCTGTGGATAATTTTCTCACCGGCAAGCGATGTTGGGATTGCGCGGCCCTGGCTCGAGCTGCTGGATGTCGTCTTGGTCTAAAGGATGTAGCTGCGGTCCTTGCTTGCGATGGGTACGTCCTGCTTGAGTCCGAGTACGTCAACAACCACACATCTATGGCGTGTCGGTGTCCGCGTGGACACGTCTGGCGCGTGTGCCTGAACAACTTCAACCTTGGCCGGCGATGCGTCGTGGACTCTTGTGGAGATGGTCGCATTCACGGGTCGACGATGCCCTTTGCTGAGGCCGTTGTGCCAATCCTCGAAGCCGGATACGAGATTCTGTCCGGTGAGGTCGATTTCGAGAATACCCATTCTCGAGTGACATTGAGGTGTCCACAGGGGCACTCTCCATACGAGGTTCAGATTTACAATTTTCGCAATGGCCGCCGCTGCCCGGGTTGCGCTTGCCATTCCTCAACAGGGGAACGCGAGCTACGAGATTTTTTTGTGACGTTGGCACCGGATGCCGTATCTAATCGTACGGCCCTTGGGGTCGAGGTCGACGCACTCTCGTCTAGTCTCAAACTGGGTCTGGAGTACCACGGCTTGTACTGGCACTCCGAAGCTGCAGGCAAGGCCAGGCGCTACCACGCTGACAAGGCAGACGCTGCCGATGCTCATGGCGTGAAGCTCTTGCAGTTCTTCGAGGACGAGTGGCGGGACAAGCGCCCGCTGGTTGAGGCCCTAGTAACCAAGGCTGCTGGGGCGGTAACACTGGAGAAGCACCACGCTAGGGCTTTGACATGGCGCGAGGTTTCTGTGCAGGAACGCCGGGGCTTCTTCGAGGCCAACCATCTCCAAGGTGACGCTCGGGCGTCCGTGGCTTGGGGGCTCTTCGCCGGCGAGCAGCTGCTGCAGGTCCTCTCTCTTCGAAAGGCGGGGTACACCGGCGGCAAGCCCTTCTGGGAGATAGCTCGCACAGCTACGAAGACCGGTGCGCAAGTCGTCGGTGGTCTCTCGAGACTCCTGGCTCACGCCAAGCCCTGGCTGGTCGCCCGTGGCGTCCAGCAGCTCTTCACCTTTGCGGACCGGCGCTACTCCCAGGGGAAGTCCTACCTGGCCGTGGGCTTCACGCCGCTGGGCAAGACCTCCCCGGGATACGCCTACACGGACTTCCACTCGCGGCGTCATCGCTTTGCCCTGAGGAAGGACAAGGAGTGCCCCGTCGGCATGGGCGAGCGCGAGTACCGCCTTGCGCAGGGTCTGCATCGAATCTGGGACGCGGGCCAACTGAAGTTCGTCCTGGACCTGAGCACCGACCATGCCTAGACAGCCGATGGGCGCCACCGCCCAGGACATCATCGGCCGCAAGGTGGACGCGCTTTTCGACGCCCTCAAGCTCCGCTACCTGGGCCCGGGGGCGTTCCCCCGCGGGGACAAGTCCTTGGTCCTGGCCTGGCACGCGCCGGAGCTGTCGTTGCCGGGGGTGTTGCGCAGCGCCTCCGCCCTGGAGGGTGTCCGGCCCGACCCGGGCACGGAGGACACGCTGGTGCGCCTCGCCTCGGGGTTCCTGGACGCCACGAGGGAGCGCACCAAGGCGCAGGTGCTCCGGGCCGTGACGTCCTTCCTCACGCAGGCCCAGACGTCTGGCGTCAAGACGAACCTCGAGACGGTGCTCGGCGGGGAGCTGGCGAAGGTCTTCGCGGACACGCGCAAGCAGGTGTTCACCGTCCTCGACGCCGAGACGGCGACGGCGAAGAACGTCGGGCTCATGGACGGGCTCACGAGGGTCAACGCGCACCTAGGCATTGCCGACCCCACGGTGTACTTCGTCGTCGTCCACGACGCCGAGCTATGCCAGGAGTGCCGGGCCATCCACCTCCTCGAGGACGGGCTCACGCCGAGGCTGTGGCTGCTCTCCGAGGTCGTCCAGGGCTACCACAAGCGGGGCGTCGACCGGCCTTCTATTGGCGGACTTCATCCGCATTGTCGTTGCACCCTGTGCTCGCTCATGCCCGGCTACGGGTTCACCGCCGGCGGCATGGTCGAATACAAGTCCCCGGACTGGAACGAGTTCGAGCGCCAGCGGGGTCTGGGGAAGAGCGAGTTGGGCGTCGTAGACCTCGTGAAGGGTGTGGCTACGCTGGCGCGCACCGAGAAGGTCGAGTAGCGCTCTCAATCTAGGGGCTGTCCGCATCTCGCGGATGCGAACGTCCCTCGAAAGGGTGCTCCCATGCTCGGCTGGCAGACCTCGACCTCCGTCCTCCCCGTAGCCCTCTCTGGTCACGAAGCCTTCGCCTTCGGGCGCCGGGTGTTCGTCCTCGGTGGCACCCCGGATGGCGCCACGGCCAACCCCCAGTGCTACTCCGCGGTCGTCTCCCAGGGCGGGGACCTCGGGCAGTTCCAGGCCACGGCCTCGGTTCCGCCCTCGCTGGAGACCGGCGGCACCCTCATCGACTTCGGGTTCGCGCAGAACCCCAGCCGCAAGGACCTCGTGTACGTCCTCGGGGGCAGCGACCCCACGGGGGCCACGCCCTACGCGGGGACGTTCATCGGCCGTGCGAACACCGACGGGGGCCTGACGTGGACCCCGGGGCAGCCCCTCCCGGCTCCCCTGGCGGGCGTGAAGGCCGCCATCTGCGGGGACTGGCTGTACGCCATCGGCGGGGACCCGTTGAGCGGAGCCACCGTGGGCATCGTCTCCGCCGTCGCCGGGGACATCGCGCTCGCCAAGGGCAGCGGCAACGCCGTGACGTTGACGCTAAGCGTCAACACCGTCCCCGCGGAGACCGTCAACGCCGCGGCCACGGTTGCCGCCGGGCAGGCGCAGGCGAGCCTCGCGAACACCCCGACGGTCGTCGCCGGCCCGGAGGCTCAGCCGAGCCTCAACGGCGTCGGCGGCATCACCACGGTGTACACGAGCACGCCCGCTCACACGAAGCTCGTCCCTGGCACGGTGGTCCTCACGGAGACTGACAACGGGGGCGGCAACGGCCCTTGGACGGACGACGGCGCCGGGAACATCGCCGCCGCCGGAGCCGACGGCTCGGGGGATGCCTTCACGGGCACCGTGAATTACGTCACGGGCGTCATCACGTTGACGTTCGCCATTGCCTCCAACGCGGCGACGCGCTTCACGCTGGCCTACAGCTACGACGCGGCTCTGGTGTTCACCACGACCCCGCATGCCCTGCTCGTTCCGGGCACGGTGGTGTTGCACGACAGTATCGGGCCCTCCGGGCCCTTCACCGACGACGGCGCCGGGAACATCTCCGGGACTTCCGCTGGGCAGGCCTGGACGGGGGTCATCAACTACGTCTCGGGGCTCATTACCATGACCTTCGCGGTTCCCCCGTCCGCTTCGGCCTGGACTGCGGACTACCACTGGCGGAACGCCACGACGGTGTTCACCACGACCCCGCATGCCCTGCTCGTTCCGGGCACGGTGGTGTTGCACGACAGCGCCGGCCCCACGGGACCCTTCACAGACGACGGCTCGGGGGCCATCTCCGGGACGTCCGGCGGCCAGGCTTGGACGGCGACCGTCAACTACATCACGGGTCTCATTACCCTGACCTACGCCGCGGCCCCCACGGCCGCGACCTGGACCGCGGACTACCACTGGGACGCGAGCATGTCCCTGGCGCATACCCTGGCGGACCCCACGCCCGTGCTGTCGACGGTCATCCTCTACGACGGGGTCACGCACTTCCCCGCGGTCGCCGGGGTCTTCGCCGGGGGCACGAGCTTCGGCGCCCCCTGGACGGGGACCGTGGACACCAGCGGCCACGTGGCCATCACCTTCACGGGCGTCCACCCGCCGGCCCTGGGGGTCTTCACCGTCGCCTACCAGTTCTCGGCGTTCACGTCCGGGCAGGTCGCCGGGGAGTTGCTCGTCATCCCCAGCTCGTCGGTGCTCGTCACCACGGGGCCGCACGCCACCAATGCCGGCGTGTACCAGGTCACGGGCACGAGCAGCTCCACGGTCATCCACGCGACCAAAATCCGGAACATCGGCGACACCGCGGTGGTGACGGCCCCCGTGACCCAGGCCGCGGTGGCCGTGGGGGCGACCGGGGACGTCGAGGTCGCCGCCGACGACTTCCCGGCGCTGGCCTCGGTCTTTGCCGCCAAGCTCCAGTCCGACGGGAGCCTGGGGGCGTGGGTGCGCGGCACCGACTGCCCGGCGGCCTTCACGGGCACGCCCTTGACCGGGCACCTGGCGCTGGGCACGCGCAAGTACCTGTACGTCGTCGGCGGCCAGCCCGAGGCCGTCGGTGGGTCCCAGCTCATCTACCGGGGCACGCCCGAGGCGGGCACCACGGGCTTCAACATCAAGTGGGACCTGCAGGGCTTCGGGCTCGACGGCATCCGCGTCGGCGCCGGGGCACCGACGCTCTTCCCCGGGAAGTTCATCGTCGCCGGCGGGAGCACGGACGGCACCGCGGCCAACGCCCTGGCGACCTGCGACGAGAGCCTCGCGAATCCCGACGGCAGCGTTCGCGCCGCCTCCCAGGGGTCCCAGCTCCCGGCGCCGGTGCTCGGGCCGAAGCTCGTGGTCTGCAACGGCTGGCTGTTCTCCATCGGCGGCCAGGACGTCTCCGCGGTTCAGCTGGCGACCATCGCCCAGGCGCAGCTCCAGTCAGACGGCAGCTTCTAGGCCCTCGGGTCTACCGGGCCATTTCTGGTAGGACTTCGTAGCCCGTAGAGACAATCTATGGTCTATGAAAACTCCACTTTCTGAAGAGCAGAAGACCGCCAAGCTCGAATACAAGCGCGAGCTGGCCCGTCAGCGTTCGGCCCGGCGCCGGCGAGAGAACCCCGAGAAGGCTCGCGCAGAGGCCAGAGAGTGGCGCAAGAAGAATCCCGAGAAGGCTCGTGCAATTTCTAAACGAACTCGAGAGAAGAACAAAGACAAAATCCGGGCTAGCCAACGGCGATGGGTGGAAGAGAATCGCGAGTACGTTCGTTCCCAAGGGAAGGCACGCTACTTACGAACCAGAGATACGGTTCGTGAAGCGAACTGGTTTAAGAGCTACGGCATTACTCCTGAGTGGTATGTCGCTACGCTGGCCGCTCAGGGTGGTGGCTGTGCAATATGTGGCGCCACCGCCCCTGGTCATGGAAGCTTCTTTTGTGTCGACCATGACCACAAGACCGGTGCCAATAGGGGATTACTCTGCCTGCACTGCAATGTCGGTCTTGGTAATTTTAGAGATGACGTAGGACTTCTTGTTCTGGCTGAGGGGTACCTCAGACGTCATCTCGGAGCCGAAGCCCTACCGGAAATCGCAGAGAGCCGTCCCCGGTTCGCCCTTGGAATTGCACCTCAAGCTGGCGTCCAATAGCGAGGGAGGGGGCCGTTACGTACTTCCGGAGGTCGGCTAGAGCGCCCTTCATCTTGACGCGAAATTCCGTGCCTGTTTGTGTTTTGCAAACAAAGATGGCCTTGTCGGACATCTTCCCGCGGCCGGACTCCACGCCAACTATGAGGAACTCCTCGGAATCGAAAACTTTTACTTTCTGTAGGTCCACTGAGCGCTTGTTGACGTACATCCCCTTGGCGTTGCGGACCATGAGGCCCTCGTAGCCCAAGGCGAGGAAGCGCTCGAACGCCAGGAGCATGTCATCCTCGTCGGCGACCTTGAGGGTCTTGACGGTGACCAGGGGGCTCTCGAGCTGGAGCGAGGCGAGGATGTTCTCCCGCTCCTGGAAGGGGGTGTTGTCCATCGCCAGGTCGTAGATGTGGTACTGTACGGCGTCCCCGCCGGCCTTGGGCTCGGGGTTGCGGATGAAGGACGTCAGGTCCTCGAAGTTGTCCCGGTAGTCGTGGTTGTACAGCTCTCCGTCGAACGGCCCGCAGAAGCCCGTGGCTATGGCGAGCCTCTTCACGGCGGCGTTGATGTGCGGCAGCCCGGTGACGGGCTTCCTCGTTCGTGACCACAGGTGGGCCTCGCCATCTTCGTCGATGGTGGCGATGCACCGGTGGCCGTCGAACTTCGGCTGGACGTAGGCGGGGAACACGATTTTGTGCCCCTGCTTGGAGAAGGTGTGCGCGAGCATCGGCGCGAGCCCACCCTCGATGCAGGCGTCAACCTTGCCAGCTTCGGCTTCCTCAATGGTCTTGACGTAGCCCTTCTTCAGCTGCTTTTCCCACTTGGCCTGGGCTTCAGCATTTGCTTGAGCCTCAGCGTCGGTGGCGTTGGCCTTGCCGAGGTTCTTCCCTTCGGAGATGACGTCCATGGAGGTCTGGAGTTTGCCCCCGACCTGGCCAAAGGTCGTCCAGATAACGGCGCCCTTGGTGAGGATGGCCCAGCTCTGCAGGGCGCCAGTGCTGGTCTTCTTGAAGAGTGTCGGGAAGTTCATGACCGCTTGCTCGTGGGCCAGAGGAGGAGGCGCGCGTCCCAGAGCATCTTCCCGGGGATGACCATCGCGGCCTGGGGGCCGGTGATGGTGATGCTGAGGGTAATCCCGACCCCGGCCTCGTACTTCATGAAGGCCGCCTCGTGGCTGCCATCGGCACCTCGGCGTGTGCCCGTGCACTCCATCCCTCGCGCGAGCAGCGACACCGCCCCTGGCGTGGAGTCCGGGTAGACTTCCAGGCTGGACTTCTCCTTCTCCTTCTTCTTCGCAAATGGCCACATGGTCAGACCTCCTTGCTCATGATGGCCGCCATCACCGAGGAGTTGGTGCACTCCCCGCTGCGGATGAACTCCATGGCCTGGCGACCATAGCTGCCCTGGAGTTGCCACACCAGGTGGGTATCGATAAGGCGCTGGAAGAGCGCCACCGCCTGCTCGTGGTCCAGGCGGCCCTCCTCGTAGGCAGAGACGAGGTGGGGAATGGGCACGGGCACAGGCTCGCACTTCTTGCGGGTGTGCCGGGTCGCGGGGTCCAGGGGGGTCGAAGTCATGGTCTACTTGCCTCCATTCTTGCGGTTGGCCAGCAGGGCTGCTCGGACGGTCTCCGCGGAGAAGCGGAGCTTGACGCCGTGGTGCTCCAGGTGGTCGTTGATGAGGTCCGCCATCTTCACGGCCTTGCCGGCTTCTTCCTGACAGCCCACGCAGAGCCCGGACTCTCCTGCGCCGGCGCTGCAGTTCGTGCACTGGGCCATGGTTAGGCTCCTGTCTTGCGGAAGACAATGGCTTCGTGGGTGAGTTCCAGCTCCGTGCGGACGAGGGCTACCCTGGCGATGCGTGCGGACATCAGGTCCCGAGCCGAGCCTCCGTGATACATTCCTGGCGCGGTATCCTGGGGGTAGTAGTCGCGGTCGTGGGGCATGGCTGCTTGAATGGCTAGCTCGGCGGTTCGGAGGGTCTCGCAGGCGTGCTCCAGCTGGGCCAGGAGGTCCGCCTCGCTGGTGCCGTTGGAGTGCACCGTGGGGACGGCAAGTGGTCCGGGGACGTCGACGACGCGCTCGCCCTCCTCCTCGAGCTGGCGTCCCGCCGCCGAGCGCAGCTCCCGTAGGTCGTCGGCGTTGAGGCTCGCGCAGGCCATGAGAAATGGTGCCTTGGCCCCGCGGGTGGCCTGGTGGAGGTTCCCCCGGACTTGAAGGCACCAGCTTTGCGAGGATTGACGGTAGAGCCGGATGGCACCCTCGGGCTTGATGTCCGGTAGCTTCTTTGCTTCGGTGGGGACTGGCCGGTAGAAGTTTTCGCTCATGGCTAGGCGACCTTCTTCTCCACGGGGGTGTTCTCCGTGGAGTACAGCGGGGGCAAGGACTTCATCGCGGCTTTGGTCATGAGCTTCATGGGGCGGTCTCCGGGGTTCGGGTGGCGTCTGTGGTGAGTATAGGCCCCTTCGGAGGCGGTGTCAAGCCCTATTCGGAATAGGTCATGGTCCAGAACGGCGCCGGCCGCTCGTCGTCGACCTGGCACCTGGCCCCGAGGGGCTCCATGGGCTCGGCCTTGCCGGAGAAGACGTTGAACTTCTGCAGGACCGCGGAGGAGAAGTACTCGAAGCTCCGGCTTACCATGACCACGGGGTCCTGCCCGGGGCGCACGTGCCGCCAGGCCTCGACGGTCTGCTTCTGCTCGAAGACGTCCACGGCTCCGTCCTTGACCTTGACCTTCGCGAGCATGGCGTCCACGAGGGCCTGCAGTTCCTCGGCGGCCAGGGGCTCGAGCTGGTCCTGGGCGAGCTTGAAGCACTTGGACTTGACGGTGCGGTTGCGCCCGAAGACCCCGCGGACGCGGAGGCTGTACTCGAGGACCTTCTGGGGCTTGCCTGGGGTGGGGACGGCGGTGGTCGTCATGGTGGGCTCCTTGGTGCGAGGTTCACGCTGCAGGACGGAGTGTATACCCCCCGGGAGGCCCTGTCAAGCCCTTTCGGTGGTGCGGCAATCTACCCCCTATGCTTGACCTGGACAAGATTCACGGAATGGTGGTTGACGGAATTTGTGCGTCTGCTGCGGTAGACAGTTCAGGAGAGGTGCTCGACATCCGCGGCGCCGACTGTAGCGACATGTACAATAACACCTGCCCGATTAATTACGAGCACAAGAATCCTGACGACCCCGGGAACTCCGCGTTGGACATCGTGGGGCGCATTGTCTACGGGAAGAAGCTCTACTCCCTGGACGACTGCGAGACCTCCAGGCAGAAGGAGTTCTTCGAGAAGGTCAAGCTCCCGTGCATCTACTTCATCGGCGTGCTCGCCGACGAGGCCGGGCACCTGGGCGCGCAGTCCGCGGCCGCGCTCATCCGCAACGACGTCGCCAACGGCTTCGTGCCGCTCTGCCGCTGGAGCGTGGAGGGCAGTACCTTGGAGACTGCCGACAGCGGTCACAAGCTCGTGCGCTCCGTCGTACGCAGGGTGGCCCTGACCCTGAAGCCGTGTAATAGAAGTGTACAAACTGGGATTCTCGCCGACCCCGCGGCTCCCCCGAAGTTCGAGGTCAAGACGAAGGTCGACAAGCCCACGGAGGACCTCCTGGCCGGGCTGGCGGAGAAGCTCACCGCCAAGTCGACGTTCAAGTCCGAGGCCGACGGGCTCATGTACCGGAAGCTCGGCAGCTCCTGGGAGGACGCCTACGACCCATGTGTGAAGGCCCTCGAGGCCGGCATGCCCACGGGCGCCCCGTCGACGCTCACTGGCGGGGCCGCGCTCCAGCGTGAGGACATCTCCGAGCGGGCGCGGCGCATCCACGACGTCACGAACCGCGCGAAATCCGTCGTAAGGGACTGGTGGGGCTCCGGGGGAAAGGACGACATTCGGACCGTGCTGAAGATGCAGCTCCCCGAGGTCAGCCCGGAGTTCATCGAGCGTTTTTCTAGCGTCGTCGATGACTACCGGTTGAAGAACGCCGGCAAGGGCATGCTCAAGGTCGAGGACCTCCTGGACTTCTCGAGCCTGGAGAAGCGCGCCAAGGCCAAGCCTCCGGAGGAGTTGCCCGTCCAGGACAACGTCGAGCCCGAGGGCGGGGGTGACACGGACTTCGACACGGAGGCCCTGGAGGCCAAGGCCGGCAAGACCCAGCTGCCGCCGCCGAGCAAGTACCTGGAGGCGCACCGGCACCTCCCGGGGCCGCTGCCGACGCCCACCAGCCGCGCCCGGGCGTACTTCGACCCGGACAAGGGGGTGCTGCACACGCAGCTGGGCAGCTACCCCATGGCCATCCCCAGCGACGCCATGTACCGGGCCATCCTCGAGTCCCCGGCGGTGCAGCGTCCCCACGAGGAGGCGATGCGTCACTGGCTGCACCTGCACAAGCTCCTCGCCGCGGGGAAGCTCCCCCCGGAAGTCATGATGCACGCCGCGCTCTTCTCCGGGCAGTCCAGCAGCGAGAAGGTCCCCATGCAGGAGATAGGTTTCTCGCATCTCCAGGACCAGATTGCCCGCGGCGCCGACCCCTCGCGGCCCGGTGGCGTCGGGAAGCATCACATCGCCGCCTACAAGCAGGGCATCCTCGGCAACTCCGGGCTGCCGGAGTTCGAGCGCGAGCACTGGGCCGGTCCGGGGGGAGACGCGACGCGCGTCGGCCCGGATAGCGTCACCGGCAAGCCCGAGGGCGCGCAGGCGTCGATGATGTACCCGACGCAGAAGGTCGACAACATCCTCAGCTACCACGAGCTGCACCCGGACCTCGTGAGGCTCCTGGGCCAGCACGGCGTCGATGCCCGGACCATCGCGAACAAGCTCATCCAGCAAAAGCAGGACGCGCGGAAGTACGCGGGCGTGGCCGCCCGCAAGGAGAAGGGACCGCTGGGCGTGCGCCAGCCGAGCTTCCAGGAGGCCACGGGCACGTCCCGGGTCCCGGGGTTCGCGCCGAAGACCATCCGGTACATGCTCGGGATGATGGGTGCCGGGAACGCCCACGTCCCGGACACGCACTTCATCCGACACGTGTTCGGCCTGCCGACGGACTCCCAGGTCCGGGACGAGACCGAGGCGGAGCTGGGTCGGCCGCTGGGACCGGGTGAGAAGCCCTACGCGCCGAACGCCCACCTGAAGAACGTCATGTGGTACGGCCCCGGGGCCGGGCACATCGGCGACGCCATCGACCGCTTCTACGGCGCCCACCACCCGGCGGTGGCCATGGTCCGGGACCGTTACGGGAAGCAGCTCGCCGGCCCCGACCAGGCCATCTTCCCGGGGTTCTGGGCGCACTGGCTGTCCATCGCCCCCCACGAGGGTCAGCAGGGCATCGCCAACTACGCGAGCAACGCCGAGACGAACCACAGCGTGTACTGGCGTGCCGTCGAGCACGTGCTCCAGCACTACGGCCTCAACGAGGACCTCGGCAAGGGCGAGGTGGGCCTGCACGACGCCGGCTCGGCTCCCGAGGGTATCCGGGCGCTGCCTCTGCACATGCGCACGTTCCTCGCGCAGAAGTCCATGGAGGGCCTGCTGGGGGAGACCCCGGCGTCGCTGTTCTACGCGCAGAAGCTGTTGCCGATGCTCCTCGCGGCCAAGCTCGGGGTCACCACCAGCGCCCCCGCCGCCGCGGCGGCCGTCGCCAAGGCCGAGGCCCTGGCGGTGAACCTCGGGGCGCTGACGCAGGCCCTGCGCAAGGCCGAGGAGGACCAGCAGGCCGGCGTGGAGACCTACCAAGGGCAGCGCGTCAAGCCTGGCTACTTGCACATGGCGTCCCCGCATCCTAAGACCGGCGAGCAGCGCTTCGTCGTCCTGGGTGCGACGCCGCGGGAGTTCGTGGGCCACTGGCCGTCGTCCCCGGAGAAGCTCGAGAGCGTGCACATCGACGACAGCCTGGAAGGCTTGCCGCCGTATCACGTGCTCGCATGGCCAAAACCCGCGGAGAGCAAGTCCTTCGTTATCCAGGCCGAGCACGGCATCCCCGAGGTGACGCACCACCCGGAGCAGAAGCGCCTGCTCCACGGCCTGCGCACCGAGACTCGCGCCTCCGCACCGGCTCACGCCATCGGCCGCGGCATCAAGGGCGTGCACGAGAACGCCTTCAGCCGCCCCGGCGATGCCTTCTGGACGCAGGGCCCCGCGGGCCAGCCGGTGTTCGTGAAGCGCAGCCTCGACACCAACACCAAGGACTTCGACGAGGCGCGACGCGAGGCGGCCTACTACAACCTCGGCAAGGAGTACTTCGGCCTAGGCGACTACCTGACGCCGACGGCGGCGTACACGCACCCCATAACGGGGCAGAACTACAGCGTTTCCGAGGGCGTCAGCGACGCCGAGCACTGGGACGAGAAGTCCGAGGCTCACAGGGCCGTGCTCGCCGGGCTACACGGTGCCGGAGAGGCGGACAAGCTCCAGCTGATGAATGGCATCATGGGCAACACCGACAGGCACGGGCACAACTACGTGTTCTCCAAGGCGGCACGCGGGGGACTGAAGCTCATCGACCACGGGCGCACGCTCTTCCACAGTGAGAACCGCGGCTTCCGGCCGGCGGCGTACATGTGGCATCACCTGGACCCGAGGAACCCCTTCATGCACTCCGCGGTGCCCGTGCATCCCCTGGCGCAGCAGTGGCTCCACGGGCTGCCTACCGCGGGTATCGTCGCAGCTGCAGCTGCCTCGGGGATGTCCAGCGCGTACCAGCTGGAGCTGCTCGAGCGCCTCACGACGGCCAAGGCGGTCCTCAGGGCTAACCCCAGTGCCACGTACAACGACATCGGAGACGGCATCTACCGCGTCAACGAGGTCTCGCGGCGCCTACGCGCAGACGCCTCCTCCGCGGCGCAGGCCGCGCCCGCGGTACCGCCAGTGCCGGAAACCCAGCCAGCGCGTAAGCTCCGAGGCGACGCTCATGCCAAATAGCGGCGACACGTACTCTGTCTTCAGGCTCACCCACGGCCAGCATGGCCTCGAGCACCAGCTCGCCGGACGCTTCTTCTTCGACCCCGAGGGAGCCATTGTCGTCCTTGAGGACTACCACGGGCTGTTGCAGGGCCTCAGCGGCCCGGTGACGTCCGCCAGCCAGGCGCTGCTGGCCTCGCTGTCGCGCAGCGCCTACACGGAGGTCGTGCGCACGGCCGACCTCCACGATGGCAGCCGCCCGGAGTTGCTGCCCGAGGTCGACACCGGACCAGCTTCAGGGAATGCCCTCCAGGGTGCCCCAGTGGCTCCAGGCGGCGTTCCCCAGCTCCCGCCCGTGTGGGACTACCACCGTCCGGGCATGGAGACGCCGTCCTGCCTGGAGTGGCACCGGGGCACAGGCACGGCCCTCCTCAACGGCCAGGCCCTGGGGGACGAGGAGCTGCAGCAGCTGCTGCAGAACCTCGCCGAAGGCACGGCGACCCTCAGGTACCGGGGTACTGCTGCCCTTCCCGGCGTGGCAAAGATGGAGGCCGCCCTCGGCGGCGAGCCCTTGCTGCTGCTGCAGAAGGGCGAGGACCCGGCCAACGACGACCTCGAGGAGGACGCCGGCATGCCCGGGGTGGGCAACAGGTACGCGTACGCACAGTGGCTACCCAAGGCCGGCCCCGGCGGCGTGCACCTGGCGCTGGACGCCAACAACTTCTCGGCCGTCAACGAAGCCTACGGGCAGAAGGTCGGGGACGAGGCGCTGGCGGCCATCGGCAGGGCGATGCGCTCCGCCCTCGGGGAAGTCGCGGGGAAGAAGGAGACGCACCTCTTCCGCCTCGGCGGCGACAACTTCATGGCGTACGTGCCCACGTTCGAGCACGCGGCGCACTTCGCCCGGGCCCTGCGGTCCCGCCTGGAGGCCATCCCCGCCGTGGGGGGCACGCACCAGCTGGGGATGTCCTTGGGCATGGGTGACAGCCCCGGGGTGGCCCAGAGGTCCTTGCAGGAGCACCGCGCCACCCCTGGGGCTAGAGACGCTGTCCTGGGGGCACACAGTCTGGTCCCGGGGCATACTCACGGGTTTGTCGGCACCGCGGGAGCACGAGCACTCCGGGGAGGAACTCCACGGGGGCCTCGACGACCGTCACCCCGGGGAGAGGTTCCGTCTCTGGACGCCGCGCCGACGGCCACGCTCCAGCGTCCCCACGAGGAAGCGCCACACGTGGGCCCCACGAGCTGCACCGCGGGTAACCCCGACTGTGGGCGTGACGCCAAGGAGATGGACGCCGAGACCCGAGCCGAGATTCTCCAGAGCGACGTCGACGAGCCCCTACCTGGTGCCAGTCGTTGCCCGAGGTGCTTGGGCTGGGCGGAGAAACCGAAGTTCCAGTCGCTCCAGGGCGGCGGCCAGACCACGGCTCCGACGTCCCCGGGGCTGAAGCTCGTCAAGGCCGAGGGAAACCAGCGGGGACTGTGCCCCGCGGGGAACCCCAGGTGTTTGGAGGAGACCGCGCATTGGGATAGTCTTGGGCCGGAAGAGAGGCAGTACCATGTGGGCCCCTTCAGCGGCGAGGGGGACATCCCGGCTTTGCGGGGGGAGCAGCAGTGCCCCGGGTGCCTGGAGTGGAGCAACCCTTGCCCTGCGGGCAATCCTGACTGCCGCGCCCAAGGGTGGGACCTTAAGGGGGCCGATGAGGGTTACTTGCAGCAGCACTTTCCTGTGCCCAAAGGTGAGGAGCACCAGGTTTGCCCGCGGTGCCATGAGACTCCGTCGACGGTCAAGACCAGGCCCGTGCCGACTAGGGGTTCTGGTTTTGCTGTCGACCAGCTGGCCGTGGACCGGGCTCTAGCGGCCCATCGAGCCGGGAAGCCTCCTCCTCCGGTGGTTCTTCCCGGCGGCGGCCAGACCACGGCTCCGGCGTCCCCGGGGCTGAAGCTCGTCTAGTCCCCGCACTCGCAGGGCCCGATTTCGATGGGCTCCCGGGGGTTGACCTTCCTCTTGAGTCCCCCCAGCTGTACCAGGTCCTTGAGCAGGTACTGGACGCGGTCCCCTCCCCGCAGGATGCCATGCCCGAACTCCGCCTCAAGGCCCACGCGTTGTGCGAAGACCTCCGGGGCGTGCTCCGCGACCTTCAGCCAGTAGGCCATACCGCCCTTGACGCAGCCCACGCAGTTCGCGTGGTCGCTCCACGCGTACATCGCCGACGGGCAGACGTGCATCTCCTGCTGGCAGTAGTCCACGGCCATCTGCTTGGTGGCCTTCTCCTCAATCATGGGGAAGCGCGCCACGTAGCCGTCCTTCTCGGCTTTCATCGCCGCCCGCTGGACGCGTGGCGTCTCCTTGGCGGAGAACCCCAGGACCTTGACGATGTCCTGGAACCCGGCGGCGCGCAGCTCCGCGAAGAACTTGTCCCCCTGCTCTTGCTTGAGGATGCGCGAGCACATGGCGTTCTGGTTGTTGCCCAGGAAGCCCTCGTCGCGGAAGACCTCGGTGACCGAACGCCCGTCGCTGCGCTCGTAGATGGGCATACGTAGTGCCACCGCCATCTCCGCGAGGAAGCGGTAGGTGTCCTCGTGCTCCTCGCGGGTGTCGTGCCAGAGGAGGAGCACCTCGTCTCTCGGGAAGTTCCGCAGCGCCCAGCCAGCGCACCAGCTGCTCGTGACGCCCCCGGAGAAGCCGACGACGACGGCCCTGCGGCTCGCCGACAGGGGTGGGGTCGTCAGGATGGTCTGAACTAGGTGGTGGGGCATTTGCACTCCACGTCGTCCGCCGGCGGGGCCTCGCACGTCCTGCGGATGGCGTCGAACAGCTCCGCGCAGGCCAGGGCGCCGA